CTTTGCACAGCTTTTAATATTCTCCACTTACTGTCTTCACTTAACATTTTCTACACCTCTTCTTTATTATCTTCCTCCATTATATCACTTTTTATTGCGTTGTGCTATTTTATTGCATTGCTATAATCGTTTTTGGCTGATAACATCCCTTGCTCATTTTGTTTCCTGCTCTCAATCGAAATCCTTTGATTTTTCAGAAGGATTTCATCTTCTTTCCAATACTGTTCATAAGGAACATATTCTTTATATCTATAACTTCGGCAAGTCTGGATATGATATTGCTGATTTATTCAGCATGCTTGCTTCTTAATATTTTGTGCATCTTTACTATGCTTTATCAAATTTGCTCATTTATAGTTGGAAATCATATTTCCCAAAGTTTCCTGCAAATCGCCGAAATCGTTGGATAGTTGTTTCATTTTACCTGTGGGCGTGTCTGCCAACGCTTTATTGACACCGCCAACACTCTCACTGACAACTTGTGCCAGTGTTGCTACTCGTTCTTCTTCCGTGCCGTATTTGAGTAACTTTTCCTGTGCCTCATCAAAAGAATAACCGTATCTGCTTAATGCTGATGTTTGTCCCTGTAAGACTTTGCCAAGCATCGTAGAGATAGTAACAGCACTGTCTGTTGTAGCATTGTAGCCGTACTGCTGAGCTATCATATCATCAAGTACCGGCAACATTGTTTTCAGACTTTCCGCATTTTCAACATAGGTTGCCAGTTCCTGCATACCTGCAAGCTGTACTTCATCACCGACAATGCCTACACCCTGTAACTCACTTGCAAGTTCTTTTACTGACTGTATTTCTTCTTTTGTCGCCTTTATAGTGTTACGCATAGTAGCTCCTAGACCAGGGCTTTTGAATGAGTAAACAAAATATTAACAAAGTTAATATTCCTATAAATAAATGTGAGTGTTTCTCGAAATCTAGAGTTATTTGCTCGGTTTAAGCAGTGTATTAAGTCACATTAATTGCAATTTACTTTGAAAGAAATCAAATTTCATCTCAAGTTAAGAAATTGTTCATAAAAAATTAACTCGTTCAAAAACCCTGGCTCCAAGACGTGCCTCTGCTTCTATCTGCGTCTGGTTTGCTGACAGACACGCTTTGCTGAAATTTAAAACCGCTCCTACGCTGAAAGCTATCCCTATAGTTTTTGCGAGATTTTCAAACGTTCTTTTTAAACTTTCAACAGCATTCGGCATATCTCTTATTCCTTGGTTAAATCCTCTTCTGTCAATTCTTGTATCAAAGTTTATACTTCCGTCATATTGCAACTACTTCACCTCCTGTTTTGGATATGAAAAAGCACTCTGAAGTCAGAGTGCTTAAAATTCATAATGCGTCCACATAGAAATAATCTTGACAACTTTCTGTTCTTCATCTACCGTATAGACTAACCGATGTTGGATATTTATTCGTCTGGAATAACATTCACTTAAATTTCCGAGTAACTTTTCATACGGCGGTGGGTTCTGATATGGATTGTCTTTGATAATTTCCAGAAGATTATTGACCTTTTTCTTTAATGCAGGTTGCTGTTTGATTTTTTCCTTGTCTTTCTGTGCCGATTTTGTAATCACAATTCGGTATTTACCACTCAAAGTCTTCACACTCCTCTATCGGAGTATGTATTCCGTCTATGAGTTTTTCTTTCATTCCGAGAACAGAAGTCAGGTATAAGGTTTCCATCAGACTGTTATAATCGTCCTCACTGATAAGCACTGCGTTACCGTTTTTGGTGCTGATACTGACAGGCTCATTATATTTTACGGTTCGGTCAAGGAGTTCAAACATATTCTTTCTGAAATTCGTGGCATTGGTATTCAACATAAGTATCACCTCATTATCATTATATGTACATTATAATGTACATATAATGATATGTCAACAAATTCAGACAAGATTGTTGATAAAATCCAGTTCTGCCTGTTCCTCTGCGGTGAGTTCGTGTCTGATGTCAATGAGTTCCCTGTGTTCTATATAGAAATCCCGTTCCCACTTTTCAAGTCTTTTGCCTTTGATTTTCTTTGCCCTGATATTCATTACCTGAGAGTATAAGCCTTCGTCAATTTCGTGAAAAAGTCCAAGTAAGCTCCACCAATGCAGATATTTTACCGACCGTATTTCATAGCCTGCTACCTTATTCAGTGCAGGAAAGATAATGTACTGGTCTTGCTCCCAGTCCATCATAGGAGCAGGAGCTTGTTTCGACTTCGGCATATCACCACCGTCTAAAAACCATACCGCTTTTTCCAGTGCCTTATTCAGGTCCTTCGGCATTTCCTGAAACAGACATTTCAGACATACCATAGACTTTTCATAATCGGAAAGTTTATTGTCACGGTAAGCCTTGAAAATCAACAGTGCCACACGATAATCAGAATGGATTTTGTATTCTACACCGTCAATTTCAAGGCTTTTCGGTAATAACCCTATCATTCGCCTGTTATCTTTGCAAGCTGATTTGTATACTTGCTTATATTAAGCTGCATTTTCTCTGTTTCAAGCTTCATTTCCTTTTCGATTACCGGCATAATCGCATTTACGAAGTTTGCAAATACAGGCATTCCGTTGGACGGAGAAAAACAGTAAGCACAGCCGAAGGCAGGTGTACTCACATCAGAGCCGAATATATAGTTGACTTTTTCACGGATTATACTGTCAAGCTTCTTCATTTCGCTTTCGTCAGCATTTCCTAAGCTTTGCAAAGCGTCTGCTTTGTCTGCAAGCTTTTCAAGTTCCTGCTTTACCTTGTCGAACCTGTCAACTATTCCGTAATCGGAAGTATTTACCCTTATTACTGTGCTTTCATCATTGTTGAGCATATAAGTTTTTATGCCGTCATCAAAATTAATATTCTGCATAAGTCAACACCTCGTTAAGTTGTTTCGGTAAAGGTAGGTACTTTGTTGGCAATAGTAACCGTTCCGTCTGTGCGGTTGCCATCAAAACTGATGTTATACGGAATACTAACACCGCCCTGTGGTCCTCCGTAGCTCTGCGGCTTGACTATAATATACTCCGTCCAAGCATCAAAAGGAGCTTCCGTTTTGTCAACCCAGACTTCAAGGATTTTTGTCTTGCAGTCATCGCCTGTCAGACGGTTCATAGCTATATCCTTGATTTTTTCATAAATACTGTCATCAGTGTTGGCGTAGTAGGTATTTACCTCCGCATCGGGTGAGTAGCCCTTGTCATTGGTAACCGTTTCGTCCCATATGTTTTTCTTTGTTTCCGTTTCGGCGTTGAGGTTTATGCTCATATCCTCAATATCCTTGCCTATCAAAAACCAGCTCGGATTAGAACCGCCAAAACTTGCGTCTATGTAGTGCAGTAAATGACTTCTTTTTAGCTTTCCTATGGGAGCTGCTGTTGTTGTGTTATCAGGCATTTAAAATTCCTCGCTTTCTATTGTATATTGTGCGTTAATCTGTAACTGATACATAACGCCGTCTGTCATATTTTCCTGCGGTACTGCGTAAACCATTCCGTTTGAGCAGACTATTTTCTTTACAGTACCTGTGAATGTTTCGTTTCCGACCTCTGCCGAAATGCTCATACCCGTTCCCTCACGTTCAAGCCACATTTGCAGCTCCAACAGAACACCGCTGTTTGCCCAGTCTGTCATAATCGTTAAGGCTCTGATACACGGCATAAAGCGTAAATGTATGCTGTCGTGTCTGATTGCCTAAAACGTCCTCAAACAAAAGCGTATCGCCTGTAGGTGAAAGTCCGTAGCTGTCTGCTTCCGTTTCTGTAAAGTCAACGTGAACGTCATTACAGACATCGCTTATTTTCGGAAATCTCTGTAATAAATCTTTTACTGTTTCGATAATGTTCATAAAAAATCACCTGTTCAGAAATCGTCTTGCACCTTGCAGAATAGCGTCTTTTTTATCGGCTTTCATACGCTCAAACCACATCTTTCCTGCAAGAGGGTGACGGCTTGTATCATACTGCAAGGGATTATTTGTAATCACCTTGCTTTCGCCGTTTCTCGCCCAAGCTGAGCCTGTAATACGGCTTACCATAACATTTCCGTAATACTGAAATCTTGCATATGGTGCAACCTGCTTTATTTCGCCGCTTCCTATAACCGTTCCGAGTGTAGCCGACTTATATAGAACGCCGTTTCGCATAGGTGTGTATGGTGTCATTAATCGGATAACCGTGCTGTCCACATACATCTGTACATCGTTGAAATTTCGGTTCATTCTCTGTGAAAAGCTCGGATTCCACTGCAATTCCATAGCTATTCTGCCGTTACGGTGTCGGACTTCCACAATGCGACCTTGCGGTGTCTGTACATAGGTTCTTGTTATCTGATTTGCCATATTATCACCTCGCTGTAAGCTTGATATGGTCAAGCTGTTCATTTACGCTGTATCGCTTATCCTCATAAGTCAGAACCGTTACGCTTTCGGGATAGGTATGGTTAAACTCTTTCAGGCTTTCAGACACGGTTTTCTGAGATGTATTGTCAAAAATAAAATCAATATTTCCTTTTACGAGCATATCCCTAGTAAGCTCACATTTTGGGAATGTCGCAATTTCTTTCGGCACATAGATGTTTACATCGTCCGACACAATAACACCTTGTTTTCCGATTTTCTGAGTTCTGCTTTCCTGCCACATTACCGCCGAAAGATAATAACGGTCATAACCTTGTGTCAGTTTATTGAAGTGGTAAAGGGTACAATCCGTATTTGTAAGCATTAATAAACACCTCTGTAGAGCAGACCTGTTCCCGAAAGCCAGCGGTAAATTATCTGTCTGTTTTCGTCTGCCTGTTTTTGCAGAAGCGTCACTGAGCTTTCATAATTTACCGATAGATCACCGATATGCTGAGAGGTCATTCCTGCGGTACTGCCGTTTAAAAGCTTTTCGTATCTGAAAAAGCTTTCAGCGACTTCACAGCAACACATTTTCACGCATTCGGGGATATTGTTTTCGTCAATATTGTTGCCTGTAAAGGTTCTGATAACGGTGCTTGCTTTTCGGGAATAAAAATCAAAGGCGGTATTGATAACCGCCTCTTTGCCGCAAAGATAACTTTCTGTATAGAAATTTTCGTCAGCGTAATTCATCAGTACCGCCCCTTGTATTTAAGAATTTGCAGTAAGTACGATATTTTTTGTTACTGCTGAGCTTGCCACCGTTACGCTGTCGGTAACAGCTTTGAAGCCGCTTGCAGTAACCTTGACATCATAGCTTCCGCTTCTGAGATTGAACACAGCCTGACCGCTTACATTGGTCTTGAGCATAGCACCCGATACATTCACTCTTGCATTTGCTATTGCGTTAGCGTCATTGCCTGCACCGTCCTTGACTGTAAATGTCACGGTCTGAGTTGTAACAGGCGTAGCAGGCTCGAGATACGCAAAAGGACACGATGTTCTGTCAGTATCGAGCATTGAAACAGGGTTCGGCAAAGCCCAGCCCATACGGAATACAATTCTGAGTGCGACCATATCCTGCTGTGCAAGGTTGTATTCGATAGCCTTTGTCGTGGGGTTCTGAATAATGCCCTCACTGAGAATTTTAACCGTAATATCCTGACGGATAGAGTAAACTGCCTGAGAAAAATCGCCGACAATAAGCTGTGCAACGCTGTTATCGAAAGCACCGTTTTTAGGGAAGTACATAGGATTTCCGTCAAGTGCATACTGAGTTGTCCCCTGCATATTCTGAGAGAAAATAGGAGCACCGTCCGTAGTTCTCAGACCTCTGAGCTTAGCTTTCATATTCAGGGAAGATATAACACCCGTAACAGGATAGCCGAAAGCTTCAACCTTGTTGAATACTCCGCCCTCGCCGAGAATAAGGTCATACATATCTTTATTCTGAGCAACGGCTACATTGTTTCCTGCCTGTCTTGCTCTTGTTATGATGTCTGTCTGCCACTGCGGAGGTCGACCGTTTCCGAAAATAACAGCTTCGTCAATCTTTTTTGCAATAGCTGCCGTTACCTGCGGTGTTACTTCTCCGAAAATATCAAATTCAGCGTCACTGAGAACCGCTTCGGGAATAGGTACAATAACGGCAAGCTCACCTGCAGTCATATATACGTTGTCCCAAGCCTGATTAGAGGTCTGCTTATAGCCTGTGTCGCCGTCTACCCAGTAAGCCATAGGGAGTACGTCAAGCACTCTCATTCTTGTCTGATTTGAGGTCATATTGGGCATTTTTCTCGCAAGTGCCATAAAAGCCGACTGTTCGGGTGCGTGCTGAAAAACTTCGGGAATAACCTGTTCCCTGATGATAGCCTCAGCATTTTCTCTTGAAATTATTGCTGCCATAAATTATCATTCCTTTCCAAAAAACGACCTCAAAGCTTCATTTGCCTTTGAGGTCGTACTGCCTGTATTCGTATCAATACCCGAAGTAAAGCTTACAACTCTGGGTATTCTTTCATCTTCAAAAAGATAGCCGTTTTCTTTTCTGACCGCTTCAAATGCAGCCTTTAAGTCCTCGTTCTGATTTTGGGATTTACGCAAGGCTTCAACATCAAGAAACGGCATAACGGACTTGATGTCACGTGCCTTGTATTCCTTTGCATATCTGCCTAAAAGCTCATTGAAATCACGCTGTGCCATTTCTTCGGCGTGCTTTTTCTGACTGTTTTCAAGGTCTGCTGTCAACTGAGAAATCTTGTTTTTCATTTCCTCAACATTGACACCCTCAAAGCCTTTCAAGGTCTGCGTTGCCGTATCAAGCTGTGACTTGTAATTGTCCGCCCTGTCCTTTTCTCGTTTGATGTCCTTACCGTTCTCCGACATCACAAAGTTAATCTGTTCATCGGTAAGCCCCTGTGCTTTCAAATCCTCTGTTTTCATCAAGAACCACTCCTCATAAGTTATTTTAAGCGTTTAACTATCCGCTCTGAGCCGACTGTTTAAGGTCTAATCCGCTGACCGTTTTTAGTGCAATATAAAAAGCCCTCAACATTGAGAGCTTAATAACTGAATATTATAGTGTTTAATTGCCGTTTAAATTCGTTTAATTTTGATTTAAATTTATTTTCAATAAATTATCCCATAAAAATAAAAGTGCCTTATTGGGCGATATAACGCATTTGTCAGGCTTTCAGCGTTAATTTGCTGTAAAAATACCGCCTTTTTACGGGCGGTTAATTTTTTCATAAGTTTTTTCTTTTGGGTTTGTTCTTTTTCATATATTCACACAAAAAATCTAATTCGTCCAATGTAAGTACTGCATAAGGAGAAGTTTTGGAATCGTCCTCATAGTCGCTAAGATTATACTTATATTCCCCCGGTGTAAAACCAAGTTTTCGGCAAATACTTTCATAATTTATTTCCATAAGAACACCTCCAAATCAATGTTATTTTTTTTCAAATCGTCTAATACCTGTGAAAGTCGTGGTTTAAACTGGTTATTTAATTTATCTTTATTGTAAATAATTATATTTACTTTGTCAAGTAGCATATCAATATAATCAGGATCATATTCTCCATTAATTTTGTATTTATACAAATTTCCGTTATGACAAATAATTACACCGTATTTATACTTTTTCTTCCAAGCGGAATTAATATCACTCATACTTGGAACAGAACTTGTAGGGTGATTATGAATAGCAATTATACTATAAGGTTCAGATGTTTCCACCATTTTTTTCATTCGTTTAGACGGCATAACTTCTCTTTCAACATTATAATCTGTTTGAGTAATAATTTTTCCTGTTCTGCTGTCAATGAACGTCAAATCTTCATAGAGCGTTCCTGTTCTATGATTAAGTATATTTTTGCTTTCCTGATACATCTGTCTTGTAATATCAGTAGGTTCACCGAGAGCATTGAATTGTCTTCTGTATCTTGATGAATTAATATCTGATGTATCAACAACAGTTACAGGATTAACCGCTTTTATTTTACTGTTTTCTGTAAATTTAATACCATTTTGATTATTACCGTTTAAATTTGTAATAGTATTTGGTGTAGAATTTTTGACATTTGGCTTGTTGATATTGTTGGTAACTTTGTATTTTCCAACACCGATATTACCCAAGCCGTCAACGGTTACTCTTTCACGCTGTTGTGGTAGGTTCATAGCTTTAGAAAAACGTGTATACTCGCTGGACGTTACCCTGTAGCGACCTCTTGCAAGCATTATTTCTTCTTCACTTGCTCCACCCTCCTGCAAAAGCTTTATTGTCTGACGTTCGGCTCTCATAGTAGTTTCAAGCCTGCGTTGTCGCTGTAAGGCTTCGTATTTGGTGTACTGTTTACCGCCAAATTCAACTAGTGTATTTTCCTGTCTGTTCATTTCTTCGAGCTGTTCATCGGTATAGGTTCTCACATCAAACTCAGGAAAAAACGGACTGTAGCTATGGTAACAGTTTGCTCCGCATAAGCCCTGTACATCTCCCAGACCGCATATTTTTACAAGGTCATCTTTATTAACAACTTTTCCTCCCCACCAATGAGAAGGTCTTGCTCCACTATGCCAGCTTATTTCAAAATATTCTGCTTTTAGCTTTTCTGCGTTTTCCTCATTGACCTTTGCCACTATCTGATTAAAGCCTGTCATAACTGCCCTGCGTGTGGCGACTTCTACTCTGTTACTGTGACCGCTTGCATAATCAATCGTTCTTAGACCGTTGTTGGTAAGCTGTGCAACTGTCTTTTTGAGTATGGTGTTATAATCAAATGCTCCCGAAGTAATCCCCAGCATAGCATTATCAAGCGTGCTTTGATAGTACCTTGCTATCGGTAAAAATTCCGTTTTACCCTCTGCATTCTTTACCGCAAAGCCTAGCGACTGCGTTATATTCTGCATACTTTCGCTTGTCTGAGTTGCTGTAGCTGAAATAAGTTGCTGTAACTGCTCGTTTTCTTCAAACGGTATGTACGGCTTGCCTTTCAGACGGTATATTTTCTCGTCCTCTGCATAGCCCTTTTCAAGTATCTGACTATAAAGGCTCTGTACTTCCTGCGGTGATATTCCTGCAAGGCTCTGTATACGGTTTTCAATATCCTGCTTACTCATTCCAAGCTCATACAGGCGGTTTATCTGCCAGTCCGCTGAGCGTGTAATCTCGCTGTTTATCCGTATTCTGCGGACTATATCGGTCATAATTTCATCTTCAAGCCGTTTCATCGGTGCGTCAAACGTCATAGAAATCCGTTCCAGTTCGTTTGGTTTGTATCTCATTCTATTACCTCAGCCGACTGCGGCAGGTTTTCCAACGCTGTTTTTATATCCTCATTGTACCACTTTGCACGATATTCTTCAGGACGCATAATGCCAAGATTAAGGTCTTGAATATCCTGCTTCCGTTTTTCGTCAGGGCTGGAAACAATGCTGTCGTTCCAGTCAAAATCCACCTTATACTTTCCGTTCGGCACTAAATGAAATATCTGCGACCAGAACCAGCAGCCGTCTATGTAGTCTTTTAAAGCGTTTTCTAAAGCGGTCTGAACATCTGCCACAAAAGAGTATGACCGCTGTTTTGAGGCTCTGATTTCCTCTGCGGTCTTGTCAACGTTCTGAGGATTGGAAAGCGTACCGTAAGCCAGACAACACGCATATTCAATCATTCGGAGCTGATTATTCCAGCCGTCAAATAATTCTGTACTGCGTATCTGTGGGGAATATGTTTCTATCAGAGGCTTATCATTTGCTCCTGCGGAATATTCAACCGCACGATAAAGCCGCTCATTTCCTCCGGGATATATGAATTTATCGTTATCCTTGTCATATTTGAGCATACTCTCCGAAATATGTACCGCTGTTTCAGTCGCTTCATACTCCCAAGAAATACTGTTGTATCGTCTGTCGGCTTCTTCTATGAGGTCAACGGCTCTCGAATAACAAGACACTCCCAAAGGCGAAAAGCTGTCAATCTGATTTGCAAAAGGACAACGGAAAAAGCCGAACGGAAGCTTTTCAACACCTGAGAATACGCTTTCTTTGGGTAAGCTTTCCCACTGCGGCACTTCCGACAATGCCACTTCATAGCCGAGCATTCCGTCATTACTGCTCTTGAACAGGCGGTTTTCTATTTTCAGCAGACCGTTTTCAAAGGTATCAATTTCAATCAAAGTATAGATGTTCTTACCTTTTCTGATTTGGTCGGTAAATACGCATTTTATGAGGTTTCCGCTGCCGTCAAAGCTTATAGGGAAAAATCGGTCGGCCTGAATGAACTGCGTTTTTATGCCATTCTCGTCCGCTATAGGCTTGATTATCAGACTACCCTTAGCAAGACCGTATTCAGTGTATTTCCGTAATTTCGGGATTACATTTTTCTGATAAATTTCATTGAGATAGTCCGCTGTCTGACTGCCTTTGATAAGACTTGTCATTTCCAGAGTTACGAGCCGTGCCGTTTCGGAAGCTATCTGTACAGACAAGTTTGCACTCTTTTTTCTTTTGACCTTCCAAGGCGGCTTGTTCTCGTACATAGCACTCCAAAGTGAAATGCAGGAAATCATCTGTGTGCTGACAGAATATGTAAGCTCACCGTCTTTGCTCAGAAGCCTTACTATTTCGCCGTACATAGCCGAATAATTCACTTTTACTCACCTCTTTTACTCATACCTGATGAATTTTGTAATATCTCTTTCAAATGTATACTCGAAAGCGTCAAGCGTATCTATATCACTTGTTCCGTCATCGAGCCGTTCGTCTTTCGTTAAAACTTTCGGATTCCATACCGCTGTTGAAAGTGCATTACAAAGACTTTCACAGCCGTAGCCCATATACTTGAACCTGCCTTGTGCCTGTAATCTGCATATACACCTTATACGGTCATTTATTGTTGTTTTAAGAGCGTTTTCAATTCTCAGCCACCCAAGACCTTTCTTTCTTGCAGTCGACCGCAAACCGAGTATAAGCGTCTGTTCCGCACTGTCGCAATAAACGATATTGACCGTTCCATACATTGCTATGACTTTGTAGACAAACTCACAGAACAGCTCACCGAGCTTATTCGGGTCTATTTCAATCTGATTGCCATTATCGTCCTTACATTCAACCCTCTCAGAAAGCAACACATAAAGATTGTTAAATCCTCTGTCTGTACCCGTTGCAGCAAAGCTGTGAGCAGAACTGCTTCCGCCGAAGTCAACACCTATAACAATTCTGCTTAAATCGGGCTTTTGTGATATGCTCATTCTCTTTTCGTTTCCAAAATCGTTTGCAAATAACTTGTAAATCAGACCCTCCGCTATAGTCCAGTGACCTAAAATATATCTGTCAAAATAGACCGTTCCACGATACTCATTTTCAAGATTTTTTACAAACTCTTCAGGAAGATATGGATTGTCATAAATTGTATATTCCTGCACGTAAACATCGGCATTGCTTTGGTAGAGGAATTTATAAAACCAATGATTGGGGTTATCGGGGTTACACGTACCGTCAAAGCGACTGTATGGCTTATCCAGACGTGATTTAAGCATAGTAAATACATCGGGGTGCCAAGTTACAACCTCGTCACCGTAGCAGTATTTTATCGACGAGCCTCTTATGCTGTCCACTCTTGTTATTTTGTCCGCACCAAGACAGTACACACGCTCGCCAAACATTATAGCAGTATTATCGCTTTTTATGTCTGATACAAGCTGAGTACCCCATATGTTCTGTAACGGCTCTATGATGTTTCGTTGCAAGCTTCCCTTTGTATGTCCTAGAATAACCACAAGGCCTGATTTTCCTTTAACGGCTCTTATACGTTTGGGTATAACGTAATAATCCATAAAGGTTTTACCCGAACGTGTAGCTCCTGACTTTACATTCCAGCGGTGCGTAGCTTTCTGAAAATACTCCTGCTGTTTCGGACTAAAACTCACTTTTTATACCTCCGAGAACTTCATCGAGTTTTTCAAGAATTTTGCTTTCATCGGCTTTGCAGTTATCGAATAATCCCAAATGCTTACCGAGTAATTCAAGAGCTTTCATTTTTTCTTTACCTGTAATTTCAGTTTCTGCAAAAGCAATTTTCACCAATTCTTTAATAACGCTGTCGGCATTTATGCCTGTTCTTTCTGAGCGTTTTTTGATTAAAAACTGAATTTCCGATTGAATTTCAGGTTTTCTCAGGTTTTCATCACCGATTGAGTAAGCGGTTTTCTGAGAATAGCCTGCTCTTAAAGCTGCCTGAGTGGCATTAAAATCAATGAGGTATTCCTCACAGAAACGTTTTTGTTTTTCGGTTAGTTTAGGCAATACCTCACCTGCTTTCTTTTATGTAAAACAAAAACAGCACCCGAAAAAGGGTACTGCTTTTGCTGCCAAATATTAATGAAAGGAGTATGTCAAGAATGACTTCACTTGTAATCAACTTATCTATTATACATTTTATCACTTAGCTATACCAAGTTACAGGTAATTTGATGTCAAAAAAATCAAGTGTTTTTTGTGCATTATTTCATATTGTTTTCTTTTCTGAATACCTGCAAAGCCTGACCGTGCCATCTGCGGACGGTACTGTAATCTTTTTCTGTTCTTTCGGCGATTTGCTCAAGGGTAAAGAAATTCAGATATTTATCAGTCAGAACGGCTATGTAAACAGGATTATAAACAGTTGCTATTCTCTGTCTGATTTCTGCTTTCAGGTCAAGAAGATGTTCAATCTCTGCATTTATTTCAGCCTGCATATCGATAATCTTATCTATGATAGCATTACTGCTGTTTATATGACTGCTCTGAATACGCTCAGAAAGTGCCGTACTTTGCAAATATCGGCTTTTTTCTGTAAGACAACGTAATTCTTCCTGCTTGGATTTAATCGCATATTCAAGCGTTCTTGCCTGATTTAAATATTGCTTAGCTGTCATATTTCCACTCCGTTCTTTTACAAGTTCTTATTCCTTTGTATTCCATTCATCTCTGCTCCTGATTTTAAAATGGTAAATCGTCATCTGACGGTATGTTGTTAATCGGTCTTGCCACATTGGTTTTACTCTCTTTCTGAAGATAAGCAAGTTTCTTCTGTAATTTTTTGTACTGATTATCAAGCCCTTTTATATCACGAAAAAATTTCTGTCTGCATTTTTCAAGTCTTTTTTCTTTTTCTTCGCTTTTTATGGGCATTTGCTCTATCGTATCCATATATTTATCGTGCGTGGAAGATAAAGCCTTTGTCGAAGATTTTAACTGCTCAATATTTTCATTGATAACTTTTCTGATTTGTTCTATTGCGTTTGTATGGTAAATACAGTCGCTTTTTTCTGCCAAATCGCACAGCTTTTTGAATTTGGTAATTGGCATAGTTGGTACCAAAGTTTCCTCGATAACTTCCATTTCACCCGTATCCCATTTGATTTTCATTCTCACTCAACTCCCTCATACTTTGCTTTTAAGGCTTCCAGTAAGTCATTCTGAGCATCTGCTTTGCCCTGTAAACTATTTAGGACCCGTTCATCACAAGTATTCTCTGTTATCAGGTGGTGTATAATTACCGTTTCCTTTTGTCCCTGTCGGTAAAGTCTTGCATTTGCCTGTTGATAAAGTTCCAAACTCCACGTAAGACCATACCACACAATGATATTTCCGCCTGACTGTAAGTTCAGACCGTGTCCTGCTCCGGCAGGGTGTACAAGTAACAGCGGTATGTTGCCGTTATTCCATTGTTCAATATCTTCGGAATTATTCAGCTTTCGGGCAAATCTGAATTTTTTCTGTATTCTTTCCAAATCGTGACGGTAACTGTAAAAACACAAAATCGGTTTGCCATTTGCTGTGTCAATGATTTCTTCCAGTGCTTCCAACTTCTTGTCGTTGGTGACAGCATATTCGCCGTTTTGCATATACATTGCACCGTTGGAATATTGCAACAGTTTATTGATGAGTGATGCTGAGGTTACAGCCGTAACTTCGCCCTCTTTGAACGCCATATAGCTGTCGTGTTCAAACTTGTTATACTGTGCCTGTTCTTTTTCGTTCAGTCTGACACACACCACATCATCAATTCTTTCAGGCATCGTCAACCAGTCTTCTGCTTTCATGGAAATACAGATGTCGGATATTTTATTCATAATCGCCCGTTCTGTTTCAGGTTTGGGCTTATAATTGAAAATGGTAGTCTGATTACGCTGATTAGGGACAAAATACCGTTCACGATAGCCTGTCACTGTTTTTCCCAATCGTTCACCGCCGTCTATCAGATACATCTGACTCCACAAATCAATCAGACCGTTAGGGGCTGGTGTTCCAGTAAGACCGATAACCCTTTTACTTCTGGTTATGTATTTTTTCAACGCTCTGAACCGCTGTGCTTTCGGAGATTTGAAACTTGACAATTCATCAATAACCACCATATCAAAATCCCAGCCGTTACCGATACCCGAAAGTTCATTGGTCAGCCACACCACATTTTCACGGTTGATGATGTAAATATCCGCTTCGGTAAGAAAAAGTGCTTTTCTCCGCTGTTCGGGAGTGCCTAAGACTTTTGAAATTTTCAGATGTTTCAGATGTTCCCATTTTGCACACTCTCTGCTCCATGTATCTTCCGCCACTCGTAGCGGTGCTATGACAAGAACCTTTTCAATCTCAAAGCTGTTATACATTAAATCTTCAATCGCTGTCAGTGTGATTACCGTTTTACCCAACCCCATATCCAGAAACAATCCGCAACGGGGTAGTTCATAGATTTTTTCTATCGCTATCCGCTGGTAGTTATGGGGTACAAATTTCATCTTCCAAAATCTCCTTTACTGCCTCTTTGCTGTCTGCCACATATACTCTCACGCCTAAACTTTTAAAAAGTTTGTGTACTCTCTGCTGATGCGGCTTTGCCTTTTTGTTTTGTGCTTTGAGTTCCACAAAGAAAATCCTGCCTTTTGGAAGTAGCACTATTCTATCAGGAACGCCACTCAAAGTCGGTGAGATGAATTTCAGACATATGCCTTTACGCTTCTTGACTTCTTTCTTAAGGTAATTTTCAATGTTCTGCTCTCTCAAAATCCTTTATCACACCCTTTCATCAAAAAGTTGTTACACTTAAAAGCCCGTAAATACCGCACTTTTCCTTTTCTTGTAACAAATGTAACAGTTTTTCCAATAACTATAACAGAATATAGATTTATAGATTTTATAGCTTTTCGTAATTTCTATAAATTCTATAATTCAATGTATTTATATAGAAAATACTGTTACACTGTTACAAAAGCCTTGAAAAGCCCGTATACATGGTGTTTTTAGGTGTAACAGTTTTTAGTTTTTTTGTTACACTTTACGGAAAAATCCTCTTTGAACACCGTATATATTTCCAAAACGCACAGTCTTTTTTGCCAGTTCCCATTTGCCCGTTCTTGTAATAATCTCTTTTATTTCTTTATTTTTCTGATAGGTAAAGTCTTTACGGTCGCCACCGAAAGCCTCGCACCATACTTCAAGCGGGCACACTTTATCCCGTCTGACAGTACCTTTTTCTTGTGTACCAAATTCATTATTGAGATACAGCCGTCTGTCAATCAAACTCATTTCTGCCCAGTTTTCAGGTAACAGTGTTTCCAGATATTTTAATACATCGCCTGTCAAAGGACTTTCTTCCAGATGTCGTGACTGTTCTTCCTCTGCCAGTCTGCGAAGTTCGTCATTGTCCATAAACAGTTTTTCTCCGCTTAAATATATCTGCACGGCTTCAGCCCATAGCTGGTCTATTTCTTCTTCCGTAAGGTCTGTAAACGGACTTTTTACCGCCTTTTCCCTGTGTACGTCCAACGGATAAAAGCGTCTGTTACCTGTCTGGTCACGCAAAAAGTCGTAGGTATTTGTAGTTCCGAAAAATATATTCTGTCTTTTTCGTACTTCAACGTGATGACCGTATGCAGCTCTGTAAGCGTCCTCTGACTTCGCCGTAAAATGCTTTACTGCTTCAACCTCGTTTCTTTTCAGTGCGGAAAGCTCTCCGATTTCAATTATCCAGAAGCCTTGCAGCTGTTCATAAGCTTCCTTTCCCTGAACGGTAGTCAGAGTATCGCTGAACCAGTGTTTTCCAAGTCTGCGTATCGTATAGCTTTTTCCGCAGCCCTGAGCACCTACAAGCACAAGAATTTCATCGTACTTTATACCCGGCTGAAATATTCTTGCGACAGCTGCCGCCAGTGATTTTCTTGTTACTGCTCTTGTGTATACGTTGTCATCGGCTCCGAGATAATCAACAAAAATTGTTTCAACTCTTTTTTCTCCGTCCCATTCAAGACCGCTCAGATAGTCGTAAACAGGGTTATACTGATTTTCCATACTTACCAATGTCCAAGCGTCCTGTATGCTTGCCTTGCTCTTTATTCCGTAAATAATCTCCGTATAGTGCCTTAGTCCTGCATCGTCGGTATCCGTCCATTCACGCTCTTTTTCCTCGCCGTTCCACGGTAACGCACCAAGAACCGAATATCTCCGTGTAAAAGTATTGAATGCCATTCTGCCCTTAAGCTTTATGTCATTTGAAAATATTTTCAGACAGTTATCAATGGTTGGCAGATTGTTTCCCTTTCTGTCTGCGGCTAAATCAAGTACCCAGTCATCATTTTCCTGCTCTGTACTTTCACTCTCTGCTATACCCTTGAAATCATCGGAACAGGACTGTATTCTTTCCTTGTGCATAAGCAGACGTACCTTATCGTCTTTTGATGCTAAATCCTGCATAGCGATATATGACGGCAGCTTGACAGTAGGTGTACCATCTGCTGCCTCTTCGTCCATATCTGCAAATTTATGTATTCTGACTAAATCAAACGCATTACAAAGCTTTCCACTTGCAGGGTCGGTAGCGTGGTTGGAATATGCAAATTTTCCGTTTTCGTACAATACAAGACCGCCTGCTGTACTGCCGTTTATGTAGGTATATCGGTCTTGTATACTGCATTCTGTGTACACGTCAGATAAAAAGGCTTTTATTGCTGTCGGTATATCATAACAGCGGCAGAACGCACCTATTACACCATTTTTCAGCGTAGGGTCTTCCTGCTTCTTTAACTGATTTTCCTTTTTGGCAGCCGTCCTTGAAGAATAAGCCCACTGAGTAACATCTTTCCAGTTTTCATACTGATTTAATACGTTGTCAACGTCAAGCAGCTTATTTTCACTGTGTCTGAATACGTATTCTCCGTCAATGCTCGTACTCGCCCAGTACATCAAGCGGTGAGGCTGGTAGGTTGTATCGTCAAACATATCTATTCCGATACCCTCAGCCATTTTCCGTGCTACCGCTTCATATTCATCTGCGGAGCAATCCCTTGACAGCGGAATTATAAGCCTTAATCTCGGCTTTTCGGGTGTGTGCTTATGAGTTGAATAAATGCAGTAAGTATACTCGGCAAACATTTCTATACTGTCGCAAAAATCGGTGTCCGCAAAATCAGCGTCTAAAGTCAGCATAGACCGACACTGTACATATCCGCTTTTGCGTCTGCCTTCTTTCAGTCTGCCTGCCACAAATCCGCCTACATCTTTGATTTCGTCCTGTTTGGATTTCGGCAGGTTCTTATATTCGCCCTGTGTTTCAGATGTTCTTACAGTTGTTTCCAGTCGTTTCACAAATTCTTCCCAGAAGACCTCTTTATTCTTCCATATTTTTGTCTGTCGGCTTAATGCCGTTGCAATACAAAATTTCCGCATATTCAGATTTCACCTCAGTCCTTTTTGTAAAATTCCGTTTCATAGGCTTCAGCTTTAAGATAAAGTCCTTTTGCCCATTTTATCGGATCTCCCATAATTTCGGCTATCTCCTTTGCCGAGGAAACACCTTTGGGAACATCAAGGATAACTTCATCGTGTACGTGGAAGTTGACTTCAAAGCCCCTGCTTTCAAGCCTTATGATACTTTCCGCCAAACAATCCCTTGCAAAAGCCTGTACAATATTTTCTGTGAGTTTACCGCCGAAAGTTTCCACTCTTTCCCATACGCCACTACTCTGATTAATGCCCATATAAGTAAGTGACGGTTTTCCGAATTTGTTTTCCGTTATCTGAGGTCTGACATAGGCTATACTTCTTCCTGATGGCAGTCTGATAAACAAAATGCCCGATTGTCTGTAAAAAGCAACACCACACGGAAGTTTTGACGGATTTCCGTTTACTGCGGACAATGCAGCCTTTTCTACTGCCTTCCATAGAGCGGTAATTTTAGGATTGGTACTTCTCCAACTGTCTACAAGCGGTTGTAATTCTTCTTCGGTAATACCCATTTTCAACGCTCCCATAGATACCAAAGCCCCTACCGAACCGCCGTAACCGAGGGCAAGCTCCGCAATTTTTCCTTTTTGCCGTAAATGTCCGTTTATACCGTGCTTTTCAACAGGTACTTTAAACATCTGACTTGCGGAGGCACAGTAAATATCGCCGCCGTTTCTGAATACATCATTACGCCACTTTTCATCTGCAAGATAAGCTATTACTCTTGCTTCAATAGCCGAAAAATCAGATACAATAAAACGTCTGCCATCACTTGGAATAAACGCTGTACGGATAAGTTCTGAAAGTGTTTTGGGAACATTACCGAAAAGCATATGAAACATTTCCCTGTCACCGTTACAGACATATTCTCTGGCAAGTTCAAGGTCAGGTAAATGGTTTTGCGGTAGGTTCTGCACCTGCACCAGTCTTCCTGCCCATCTGCCTGTACGGTTTGCTCCGTAAAACTGTAAAAGACCTCTTATCCTGTTGTCGCTACAAACACTCATCAACATTGCCTGATACTTCTTTGTTGAAGTCTTTGCAAGTTCTGACCGTAATTTCAGAACATTTTTGACAAGTAGGTCATCGCTGTTTTCTAAAATTTCGGTAACTGCATTTTTATCCAGACTATTGTTGCTTTGCAAATAAAATGCAAAAAATTTGCAAATAAAATACAAAAAACGTTGATGCCATTACTGACATCAACGTTTAATTCTTGCATATTTATTCGTTTATCGCTTATAAAAAAAGCCAGCCTAACGTATAATTTCTACGTTAGGCTGGCTTTTAATTCTTTTTTCGATTTCCGTGTTGCTCAACGATTAAATTTTTTCCAGTAGTTTTTATCTTGTTCGGACAATATTCAAACAATTCATCAGCCGTACAATCTAAAACTTCACATATTTTGTCAATATGTTCAAATTTTATGCTAATAGCAATTTCGTGATAAAGCTCATTAATTGTTGAATTCCTTATCCCTGTCTTTCTTGAAAGTTCTTTCTGTGTCATTTTCCTTTCGCCAAGCAATTTAGAAAGATGAAATTTGACCATAATAACGCCCCAAAAATATATTACACTTTTTCAGTAAAAATACACTATTTTCGAGAATTATTAACGAATTTCGTTAATAATTTGTTATTATGACTTCTTTAAACCTGTTTTGATTGTTTGTGTTTGATGACAATAAATTTAATCTGTCAACAGAGATTATATTGTAATCTTTGTATAAGTCACGAATAAACTCACAGTCATTATAACTCAGTATAAAATGACCTTTAATGCTGCTTAAAACGCCGTTTAAACGTTTATGGTCTTCTGTTGTAAATTCGTATG